AATATAGTCGTGTACAGCGTCCGTTGCTGTAATAACTGCATTACCTTTATTGGTGAATGACTGCTCAACCATAGGAGATTGTCCGATAATTTCATCATTCAAACCGAGCATTTCCGACAGTTCTTCATTTGTCAGACCACTTTTTTCACGTAGTAAGTCATATTGTTCCTGCAATCTAGCGACGCGATCTGGATCCTGTGCAGAATTAAGATCCGTTTGAATATCAAGCAATCTGCCCATTTCATCAGAGGTTAATCGGCTTTTACGATGTAGCTCATCATAGCGCGCAACATTCACTTCTACTGCATCTGCTTGCTCAAGCATAGATTTTGCACTTTCTATACTAACCTCTCTCGCTTCGCGTTGTGCATCTACGTATCTGTAAACCCCATAGCTTAATGCGCCTATAGCAGCAACCGTTAACCCAACAGGACCAGTTAACGCTGTTAATACAGCAGCTAGACCTCCCGCTCCAGATATTGCACCCGACACAAAACCTACCACTCTTAACAAACCACCCATTGTTGTAACCATGCCACCAAGTCCTATACTCACAGGACCAATTGCAGCAGCTACAAGCGCCCATTTAATAATTTGCTTTTGTGATTCCTCATCCAAATCGCCGAATCGCCGTACAAGGTCTGTTGCCTGTTTTACCATATCCGTAAATACAGGTATCATGTGCTCGGAAAGAGTTATTCCGATACCTTCCAGAGCTGAACGAAACTCGATGATGGCACCTTTAGCATTATCTGACATCGTATCTGCCATTCGTTGGGCTGCACCTTCACTATTTTCCAATTCTTTTGTGTTGTTTCTTATGTTCTTTGAACCCTGTTCCAACAATACGGCCCAATGCTTCTGTGCTTCTGCGCCAAATAATGTGGAAAGAGTAGTAGCTTTTGTTTGTTCATTCATATCAGATGTAGCTTTCTCGATACCTTGGATAATGTCTGGTAGAGGCTTCATAGCACCTTCACTATCAAAAAAAGAAAGGTTCAACCTTTTCATTTCTTTTTCCATTGCTGCTGTCGGTGAGGCAAGTCTTGTTAAACTTGTTGCAAAAGCACGACCACCCATCGAGCCCTGGAGACCAGCATCAGCTACACCCATCATTGCGGCTGTTGCATCTTCAATAGAGATACCGAGTGCATTCGCCATCGGTGCAACGTATTTCATGGCTTCGCCTAGCTGCTCAACGTCTGTATTGGCGCTACTGGCAGCATGAGCCAAAATATCTGAGACTCTACCAGATTCAGCGGCGGCGATATTGAAGCCACTCATAATGTTCGATGTGATATCAGCTGCACGACCAAGATCCATGCTTGCAGATGCCGCTAAACTTAAAAGACCTGGCATCCCTGCCATGATTTCTTGCGCTTCCCAACCAGCCATACCTAAAAAACCCATAGCGTCTGCCGCTTGGGTAGCTGTAAAACGAGTCGTAGCACCTAGTTCTTTTGCTTGCTCAGAAAGACTTTCCATCGTCTGCCCTGTAGCGCCTGTGAGAGCTTGGACCTTTGACATGCCTTGTTCAAAATCCATGCCCACTTTCAAAGCGGCTGCACCTGCACCAAGGATAGGTGCGGTAACACGTAAAGACCAAGATCGGCCGAAGGAAGTCATGCCACGTCCAATTGTTTCCATCTTCTTGCCCATCTCATCGGCACTTTGACCTAATCGACGCCAGGGGTCGATTTGTTGGTTAATTTGGTTTGTCACTCGTCCTAACTGTTGTTCCGTTCGGTTCATGGCAGCTATAGCATTATTGTATTGGTTTGATAAGTTTTTAGTCTGCTGTGCGTTCTCACCTTTAACTCGACGTGACTCTTCATAGCGTCTGCGAAGCTCAGTGACCTCTCTTTTTTGAACAGATAAACGTCTTGTTAAAATGTCCGATTGTTCACGCAAACCTCTCAAACTATTTGAATACTCTCGACCATTTGATCGAGCCGCATTCATTTCAGACCGTAAACCACGTAAATCATCTTTAAATCCTTTTAACCCTCTAGTTGTCCCTTCATCTTCCCACGACAGCCTAGTCCTTAGTGTTCCGACCTCTTGTGAGCTCATGTTCTCACCTGCCCTTCATTACCAAACATCACTTAAGTAAACCTCTTGATTACCAGGCGATTGTCCGTCCACATCATTCATCAATTCATAAAAAAAGTGGACGTCCATCTGATCAATTTCAGATAGCGCCCACTTAGGTGCATATGGATTTTTCGGGAACATCATTTGCTTGTAAATGGATTTAAGGGAAGCGAACATTTCAACAAATGTCACTCCCCCTTCTCGTTTCCCTCTTCACCTTCTCTTAGTTCTCTTTCCGGCTTTATTCCAAAAACGGCTTCGAGAAGCTTTTCGTTTGCATATTCTTCACTTGCACCAGCTATTAATTGTTCCAAGGTGAATTGTTTTTGAAACACAACGTCCGTAAGAATCGTACACATTTCGTCAAACTCATCAATGGTATAACCAGATGTAGCATCACCCTTTTCTTCTTTCTTTGCTTCAATCTCTAAATACTTTCTTTTCGCTAGCATAGGGACAAAAGGAACCATAAATAGCTTCTTTTCACCATCAATGTATAACTCAATTTTCATAGGCTATAAACACCTCCATTAAACCGTTGGAACCCAGTTTTTATCGATTACTTCCGTAAACCATTTGTCAAACACACTCTTGTCAGTAATGGTTGAATCTCCATCCCACGCTTTCAACTTTTCTTCCCCATCATGCATACGTGGAATAGCCTCTCCTGTGAGATTTGGTGTTTGGTAGGTTGGCGTCTCCTGCTTCGTTTCTTTGTTTTCTTCAGCTGGTGCAAACTTTACACGATAAATCCAAAAGAACTCGGCACCGCCACGTGCATCCTCTGCCTGTCCACCAATCGCAACGTATGGCGCATCATCATTTACGTTGTCAGATGATAGACCGTTTGCATGGACTGTTTTCCCTAATAAATCAGCTTCTACTTGTTTATCTAAATAAGCGGTATTCAACGTAACAGCAATTGGTCCTTTTGAAGTATCTGAAAACAATACTTGATCGTCGGCACGTAAATTAGCACGGTTGATTGACGGTTGAATGTTAAATGCTATTGCTGGACCTAGAGGTTTTACTTCACTGTAAGTTGTTTCCGTGTCACTTTCAGCAGTGATGATTGCATAGTGTAAATTTTTAAGGCCTTTAATTGCCATAATTTATTTCCTCCTTAAATTAAAAATAAGCGCATCTATTCAGAAGCGCTAATATAGCTGAAACGTATAATTTTCCTAAATTTTTTCATATCCTCATCGTAGGTTTCGGACTCAAACATGCGACCAAACCCAACTTTCTTCATCAATCGTTTGATGTCTTTCACAAGCTGCATGTAGTTGCCGGACGAAAACACATCGACTTGAAAGAAGTGTTTTGTGAATTTTTCATCATCGTCAGCACTTAGCCACGCTGCTTGATTATACTCTACAAACACAATATACGTATCAGCTGTATTGTTATAATTCGCTTGAGAAACTGGAACATTTAGTGGGGAAAGGGTATCCATGATTAATTTGTTTAAACTCACAGCCCCAGCCCCTTTCTCAGTTCGTCTGCTTGAACACGTAGAATATCATTAGTGCTGTTTTGAAAGACAATTGAAACAAGTGGTCTTGGAGCTATAAAACGACCTGCTCTGACATTAAAGTAACCAAACTCATGCATGTACAGGTAAAAGCCTGGTTGCTGTGCTCCACCTTTTGTACCAACAAATAATTCATCATTTTTGGGATTCGTACGAACAATAGATTCCTGAGCTTGACCGCTTTTTCTACTTAAGCCGTGAGAATAAACCTCTGCCTCAATTCGTTCTTTGAGTAGATCACCACCACGAATAAGGGCTTGATTCTTAATTCTTTGTGATCCTCGTTCTAAATTCTCTACTTGAGCAATTAACTCATCAAGACCTTCGAAATCAATTTGCATGGTCATCACCTCTTCGCTTGCAGACAAGCTCGACGAATTCACCTTTTTCATATGTTCGTTCCACAATGTAATCCAAAGAATTATACGACAACTGTTTTTCACCCTCATAATCAATCGAACGTACCTCAAACATTAGAGAGAGCTCTATACCGCTTTGTTTGGCCATGTAATATTCTTGCGAACGAACACTCATTTTGTTGGTGAAAACTTTTTTCGGTTGTCCAGGAACGATAGTAGCAAAGCCTTCCTCATCCGTTCCTTCGGTCAATTCGATTAAGTGAATAACATCAGACCAGTTGGCGGCCATTGTAATCACCTGCCAAGCTTAGATGCTGCTTCAACATTTCATACGAAGCTTGAAAACGCTCAGCATCTGGACTGTCTAATCCGAAATTCGCTTTACAATAGGTCTTAATTGCTCGTTTGATTAGTGGATCGGGTTCAATTGCTTTATTAACAACGTCAGAAGATAGGCCCGATTGGATTAAATCCATACGAGCCTCAGCAATCATATCTTCTATTTCACCGTCAAACGCATTGTTTGAAATACGAAGAGCCGTTTTTATCTCTTGAAGCATGTTACTCACCGCCTTCTATTGCAGCAAGAGCCTCCATTGCTTTATCTTTACCTTGAACTTTTTCACCGTTAGGAAGTTCATACCAACCACTTCCTAATTCTTTTAGTTCATCTGGGGGATCATCAGTCTTTTGGTCTTTTTCACCCTCGCTTTTACCCTCACCATGCGGTGGTTGCTTGCTTTTTTCCTCTAAAAATCCTCTCTCAACTAAAAAAGCGACTCTATCTGCATTTTCATGCTCGTAGAAGTCGCCCACACTGTATTCTTTTTCACTGTCCAACTTATCACGAAACGGTGCAACTACTTTCAATTTATTCTCCATTTTTAACTTCCTCCTTTAAATTAATAATTTATTAAACAGCCGGTGCTTTATTCAATAGCATTACGTGTTGAGCATCAGCAAGCTTACCATCAGCGATAAGAGTTGTTTTGTGGATAAACTCATCCGTTTCTTCATCAAAATATTTCTTGTAACGGAAAGCAAGGTTCGAATTCAACATGTACTCTTTCAAATTCACGAAGATCCCGAACGTGGCATTGTCTGCTGCACCTGTAAAAGTTGGCAGATACTCTTCCACAACGATAACTTCATACCCTAAGAAACGACGATTTTTCTTCCCGTCAAGGCCGTCTGTCACACGTGCAACAGGTTGTCCATTTGCATCAACCATACCAACAATGTATTTTTCAAAGTCAGAATGCGTCATTATCAGAACAACTTTACCTTCAGCAGAAAGTGGCAGCTTCGAAGAAGTTTCCGCCCATTTAGAATAAGACGTCAAATCTCCTTCAAGAAGCGTTACGGAGTTTGTCACACGCGTATCATTCACGATTCCAAGTGGTTGTTTCACACCAGTTCCCGAAATGATAGCTTGTTCAAGAGCCACAATCATAGCTTCGTAAATGTTATCAATAAGGCTAGATTCGAAGATATCTAATGATACTGTGTCAGCTTCAAGGGTAACCGCTACACGACATTGAAGCTTGTGATAAGAGAACGTGATTTCTCCAGTTGCCTTCTTTTGTTTTGGAGAAACTGTTCCTTCATCTTGCCACGTTGCAACAGGCTTGACATCACTTGTTGGGATGGACACGCCGCCTTTAATGTTTGTTTGAGTGATACGAGAATAAATCATTCCATATGATTTCATCTTTTCGATGATGCGATTAATTATCGTTTGTGGAATGACAGTGCCGACATCGGTTGTCATTGTCGTACCAGCTGCACGTGTTTCCAAGACATCTGATTTCTTACCGCGAAGAACGAAATCCATGAATGCCTCTCTGTACTCTAGCGATCCAGTTCCTAATTCATCCTTTCTTTTTTCTTCCTTTTTACCTTCAGCGTTAAAGGTTTCTACAGTGCGTGTCTCTCCATTGCCGCTATTAATATTCTTTGTTTCATTTAGCAGTCGTTCGCGTGTTTGCAGCTCTTCTAATTCCTCATTTAATTCGCGAACTTCTTTTTCAAGTTCCTTGTAATTTAACTCCGCAGAGCGCTTTTCATCTTTCAACATGTCATTAATTTCAGCTTTGCGTTTAAGAATTTCTTTAATACGATTCATGAGTAGGTTCCCCCTATAAGTTATTTAGGATATAAATTTTCGATCTTAATTCTTGTGTTTCTTCCACGTACTGTTTCATTGGATCGTAACCACGAGCGCTCACCTCCGAATCGGGATAGGCTGGAAAAGCAACAGCACTGACCTCTAATAATTTTGCTTTAGTCACTGTACGAAGAACTAAATCATCATCCGGTTCTTCAATCTCGTGACTTTCCATTCTAAAACCAAAACTCACACCGTCCACATCGCCACGTTTTATAGATTCATAAGTGTCGTTTCCAAGTGTAGTTTTTGGTATTTCTAATTCAAACCGCAAACCAATTTCATCTTCGTTTAGGCGTAACGTTCCGTTTTTTGTGCGCCCCAAAACTTTACTTGTATCATGAGACCATAAAAAACGCTGATCATCTTTCTCAAGAGAATCAGTAAACGCACCTTTTTTGAACTGTTCGCGAAACTTACGAAAATAGCCAAGCACCTGTGATTTCTTTTCCCATTTCACAGCATAACCGCTGATTATGCGTTTCCCATCATCTTCTTCTCGAAGTTCAATCTTCGTCGTCAGAATCTCCCTTTTTTCTGTTTTGTCCATCATCATCACCCCCTTTAACGTCAATGTTAGGCGTTTTCACTTCTGCGGTATCCAATCGACGAATCGGCTTATTCCCATTTTCAATAGGTCCAAGGTTAAGTATTTTACGCCATTCGTTAGGCACCATTGACCCCCGATCGACCATTTGAACAAGTGACATTTTGGTTCGCATCGATGCATACTGAAGAGCGGACGACTCAAAAATAATTTTGTTGCCATGACCTCTTTCTCGACGTGAAAAAAGCTTTCGGGTATATTCACCGGAAAGCTGCATGGCGACTGGTTGAATGACAGATTCATAGTAAGCGTTCCATTCATTCTCATCATAGATACTTTGCACAATCTTTCTGTTCGTATTGAAAAAATTATAAATTCGTTCTGTTGTTGTGCTCATTTGCTTGTCGTCGGGAACATAACTTTTTGGCTTAACTTGTTCAAGGTCATAGCGCGGATCAGAAGGGATTGCACCTCCATTTTTTTCGATATTTAGATAGTTTTCTACAAATTCATCAACTTGCATATCAATATCTTGTGGTTTAAGGACGCTTTTAAATTTCAAAATCCATCTGATAATAGCACTATTTTTGATCGCCTTTATAATGCCCTGGTCTATCGTAGTAACGACTTCCATCAACTGAGCAAGTGCAGGACCAGGTGCATCACCAAAAACGTTATGACTATTAAAATCTTGCCTTAAGTGAATGATGTCTGCATAAGGAACCGTCATTTGCTTACCATCATGAAATTGAAATTTCAAATACATATCTCCGTGAGGTCCTTCAAGTAATTCAATTGCGACAGCAGGAACAGGATAGATTTCATATGGCCTAAACATCTCTTCATCTCGTTTAATTAGCGCAAATGCATTGTTATTTAGCTCAAGTTGAGTTGCAAGTTTCTCTTGAAGCATTTGTCCCGACATTAATGGATTAGGATCTTCTAGCAAAAATCGAATATTAACGTCGGGATTTTCTTTAAATCCACTCTCATTGTCTCTTATATGTTTAGCAATCAGCTTTCCAATCGCTTTCGATTTTGGTCGAATGCAAGCTCTAACAATATCACTCTTATAGATGTCACCACCAAAATTGTAAAACCCTTCTCCTACATCGTGTATTAGCTTCAGCTTAGTCGACGTTTGAGGTTGGACTATCTTTTTACCGAACATCCAATCAAAAATTCCCAGTTTCCTCACCTCCTTTAAATCATGTTCATGTAGTCACTCATTTTATCTTGTAAAATAACATAAGAGTTAAGCATAGATGCTGTACCATCAATTCTCTTTTTCTGCTGCTTACCTTTACTAGGCTGAATGTTGTCATTTTTATCGACTTCCACTGAAGTATTGGATAAACACCATTTTGTAATTGGATTATTGCCGTAATTGATTCTATTTGCTTCCAAGTCAGCTCCCATTGACTTCATTGGCCCGGACAATGTTTTCTTCCCTTGAATAACTGGTATCATAGATTCTTTACCAAAATAGCCTTGCATTTCTTCTACCCAATACGTAGCAGACCAACTATCGTATCCGATCCAAGGTAAATAAAGACCATATTCATCGCGCATCTCTAAAAACCATTCTGTCACAAATCTATAATGGACCTTGTTACCAGGTGTTGTACGTAAAAAACCCTGTTCTTTCCATATATCGTAAGGAACTCTATCTTCATGTACTCTTTTTTCGAGTAGATCTTCTGGAAGCCAGTACATATGTTTTGCGTAAATATGAGGATCATTCGGCAACATAAAAATAACATTTGCAGACGTCAAATCGGTTGTGGAAGATAAGTCGGCTCCACCAATTCCGTAATTAGGTTTTAATTCTAAAATGTCAAAAACAGCTTTATTATCCAGCTGTTCAAACGTCAGCCATGCTTCACTTGCTGTTTCGCGAATATTAAAATCCTTTGTCAGTAAGTTTTTCACCAACAAAGGATTCGATTTAGCTTTATTTACTTTTCTTGCTAACTCTTCTATGTTTTTGATTGTTCCAAGCCCTGGGTTTGCTTTCTTCCATTTTTCGGGATCAGTCCATTCTTCTCTCTTATCCAGTTCGTAGACGATCGGTAACACCTGGTCATCTTTGTATCCGTTTGGATCATCATAACCATTAATGATTCGCTCCACTTCGTCATACTTCACGTCAAAAATTCCTTCTCTTACCGTTCCTGCTGTTGTTGTGATGATGGAGATGGGTTGTTCCCTTGCGCTCATTCCGTCCACAATGACGTCGTATAGGTTTTTATCCTCGATGGCATGGAGCTCATCAATCAAGGAGCAATGAACATTTAAACCATCTAATGAATTCGAATCACTAGAAAGAGGTCTAAAACTACCATCATTGAAATCAGCTAGTAATTCACCGACTAGGGAACGAATTCTTTTACGCAAGATAGATGATTTTTTGACCATGCGCTTTGACTCTAACCAAATAATCTTAGATTGGTCTTTTTTTGTTGCAGCACTTACGATTTCTGGACCAGATTCACCGTCAGCTGTAAGCATATATAGTCCAATAGCTGATCCCCATGCACTTTTACCATTTTTTCGAGCAACAATCAGAATAAACTCACGATATTGCCGAGTACCATCAATTTTGTGTACAAAACCAAAAAGAGCAGCAGTCATAGCTTTTTGCCATAACTCTAATATAAAAGGTTGACCGCCCATCTTTCCCTTCGAGTGCTTACAAAAATTCTCCACAAACTCTATCGCATGATTACCTCGTTCAGCACGGTATTCATAGATAAAATTTTCATTGTGAAGATTGTCAACAAGCCTTTCATAGACTCGTTTCACTTTTCTGCTAACAACTTCTTCACCTGACTGAATTTTATTATGATATTCAATAATCGGATTGTATGTCAGTGGATATTGTTTCATCTTCGATCCACAAACTTTTCAAATCCGTCATCCTCATCAACAGGTCCTTCTTTTGGCAGGAGGTTAAACAGTTTATCATAGGCAGCAGTATAGCGATTGATCATAGCGTTATATGATTTTTGTGCCGGGTTCTCAACCATCATTTGTTGAGAGCCTTGCTTAAAAAGATAAGTGGGACCTTTAGTCTTGATATTATCTTCTAGTATTTGAAGCGTGATCGTCATAAATGCTACTCTTTCAATCAATCTACTTGCAACTTTTTGTTTATCTTCGGATAAATCTTTAAAAATCTCTTCTAATTTCTCAATTTCAGCTTTGATCAGTTCATCCTGTTTTGCCTTCGCTAATTTTGCCATCTCGATTTAACCCCCCCTTATGTGAAATGACCTGTGTATTATTCAAGCCTATGCGCTCGCTTAACAGAGACCCCCAAAACCCATTTTAGAAAGGGGGGAGTAAGCGCAATCAGATTTAATAACTTTCTTTTTTCACCAGCTGACCTGATTCATCGAACGTAACATCTTCACGAATCGCAAAATGTTTTTTAAAAGTTTTTCTGTTTGAACAAGGTAAACAAAGCAGCTGAAGATTCTCCCAATTGAATGTGACAAAAGGATCGTTTACATTCTCTTCAGTTATCTCTTCAATGTGGTCCACAATGTACCCTGGCTTACCACACCATTCACAGATACCGTGTTGACTACCGTAGTAAGCCCGTCTTAATTTTCTCCATGCTGAAGTGTGGTAAATTCTATCGCCAACTCGTTTGCTTGAAGAATAGTTACACACTGTCCATCAACTCGCGCTTCAACTTAATCATTCTTTCCTGCAATTTTGCTTGAAGCTGAAACTTAATCACAGGGTTCTTCTCGTTACGTAACTTTTTCTGTAGCTTCCTTGCCCTCTCGTCTGTCACATAGCATGTGTACTTTTTGGTACAGTGTTCACATTCGAAGTACGTCTCTTGCATACCCTGCCCATACTTACGTACCTGTAGCGCCATCTTCGTTGACCGTCCACAATCATCACACCTTACGACTTGGTTATTCATCCTATCCACCTCCCTAAAAAAAAAAGCACCCCGTAGAGGTTGTACTAGTCCGACTAATACGATTCCAGGAGTGCTTAGACGCCGATTTACATTTTTCGCTACTACCATAGTAACATGGAAAAGTGCCGTAAAGTGTGCCCTCTTTGTGCCTTGCTTTACACTCTTTCAAAACGAACGCCATCAATGCCAAACATCAATACCGACAGGTCTTTGCACGTTTTATCGACTTCTTTATATACCGTCCTTCTGTTCAAAAAGTGCCCTTTTCCAACATCATCAGCACTTTTTTTAACGTCCGTGAGATAAAGATCGTGGATGATTTGATACCTTCGCTTCTCTTCAGGAGATTCAGACTGTTCACAATTCAATCGATAAATCTCCAACATCCGATCAATATATACCACCATGGCTGCGGTCCGTTTCCGGTTGGAAAGAATTGATTTAATTTCAATCGCATCTTTGCTTAAATCATCCAAGTCTAACGCCTTCATCAATTCAGGGATATCTTCTTTGGCTTCTTCACAATGCTTTTTGAAAGATCGATAGTGTTTCAACAATAGCTTGATATTTCTAAGCCTGTTGTCGTGTCTGCGTTTATCTGCTACCTGCTTCTGATTCTCATACTCTTTAATGGCTTCTTTTGCCACCTCAATGACAAGTCCTCTTGTTTTAGGATCCATTTTCAACCAACTCCATTCTTGCTTTAACCGCTTCAAGTAGTGCGTTCTGCCCGACTGCTTTTCCTTCCAAAGCTCTCATCACATCTTCATCGACCGTTCCTTCTGCGACAAGATGGTGCACAATGACGCTATGCTTTTGTCCTTGTCTGTCTAATCGCGCATTTGCTTGTTGATACAATTCCAGGCTCCAAGTTAAACCGAACCATACGATGATGTGGCCACCATCTTGAAGGTTTAATCCGTGACCAGCTGAAGCAGGGTGCGCTAGAAGCATTTCAATTTTTCCACTATTCCAATCTTGAATATCCTTGCTTGTGTCTAATGTTTTGGCTTGCTTAAACCGCTGTTGGATCCGTTCGAGATCATGTTTATACGTGTAAAACACAAGAAGGCTTTTTCCGTTTGCCGCTTCCTGAATCTCTTCCAAGGCATTCAGCTTTTCATCATGCACGATTTGGATATCCCTGTTCTCATCGTAAATGGCACCATTCGCTAGTTGTAAAAGTTTGTTCGACAAAACAGCAGCGGTATCAGCCACCACATCGGAATCCGCGAAAGGTAAAAGCAAATCTTTCTCAAGCTGCTTGTATTTTTCTTTTGTTCTTTCATCCATTGGAACCTTTATGACATTATCCACTCGGTCAGGCAGATTCAGATGGTCCTTCGCTTGCATCGAAACGCATATATCGCCGATTCTCTCATGGATCGCTTCTTCAGCTCCATTTTTCAGTTTCCACTCATAAACGATATGGCCATTTCTTGCACCTGCTTGGAAGTATTTATCTCGATACTGGGTTAGGGTTTTACCCAATCGCTCACCGGCATCTAGTAAATACATTTGTGGCCATAAGTCTAGTAAGCTATTCGGTGCTGGTGTACCTGTTAAGCCCACCAACCGTTTGATGAGTGGTCTAACCTTCCGTAATGCTCGAAACCGTTTTGACTTAGAAGATTTAAAGCTTGAGAGCTCATCGATGACCACCATGTCGAATGGCCATTTTTTCTTGTAATATTCAACAAGCCATTCTACATTCTCGCGATTGGTCACATAAATGTGTGCTGGTTCAAGTAAAGCTCGGATTCGCTCCTTTTGAGATCCAAGCACTTTTGAAACTTTTAGGTATTGGGTATGACCCCACTTTTCCGTTTCTCGGCTCCACGTATCTTCTGCCACCCGTTTAGGGGCTATGACTAACACCTTTGAAACATCAAAATAGTCATGAAGCAAATCAGCCACAGCCGTTAAAGTGCTAACGGTTTTCCCCATCCCCATGTCAAGAAGAAGACCTGAAGCTGGATTTTTGATAACATGTTCAATCGCATATTCTTGATAAGGGTGTGGCTTAAATTTCACGGTTGCACCTCCTGAATAAAACGTAATATATCTTCAACGGAATCTAATTTATAAGACTGAAAGCCTAATCGTTCCAGTTGCTTTTTTCGTTTTGCTTGAAGAGGTCTAAGAGGTTCGCCTGGTGCTTTCATCTCGACAAAGATTGCTCGACCACCAGGAAGAAGAACGAGACGATCAGGCACACCTGCCATACCTGGTGACGTGAATTTCACCGCCATGCCTCCTACCTTTTCCACTTCATTTTTCAATCGCCGTTCCAATCTGCTTTCCTGCATTCCAAGCTCACATCCCAATTTGCTTAAATAGGGTGTTACCAATGTTACCGAAATTCCCTATATACCTGTAATATACGTATTATAGAATATATAGATATTACGTATATTCTATATATTCTATATTTCTATATACTCTATAGTAATATTGGTAACATTGGTAACAGTAATAGGGAATCCCTTGATACATAAGTCTTTAAGGTGTTACCATGGGTGTTACCAAAGTCGAAAATTCTGGTAACATTGGTAACACTAAATCCTTTAAATCCTATAAATCATCAATTGGTACAATTTTACGGTAACACTGTCCACCAAAAATTACCGGTAACACCTAGACCATTTTGGTAACACCTATTTTAGTAAATTTTTGTTTTGAAATCGCCGAAAAATACATTTAAATTACTCTCATTTCGCCTTTTTTCGTTCGCTCATTTTCTGGTAGATATCCGCTAGGATAACGCCTGTTCTTGTCAAATCAGGGACATTTGAAATAAGACCCTTTTTGTTTAACGTGGCCATTTGCTTATTACTGACAAGAATAAGGTTGTCTAATGAAATGTTCTGTTTATCTCGGTCAGCGAATAAAAGTTTATGCCCTGATGGTATAGGACCGTTTGTTTCTTCCCATACTATTTTGTGCTTGTGCTTCCACCGCTTGTGCCAAGGTCCATCATCCTGGACTTTGACTAACACATAGCCATCCCTATCTATCCGCTCATATCCAATCGGCTTATAATTATGAGCCTTTTGCCCTTTTTTGAAAGATGTTTTATTGCCGCCTACGTTATAGAGCCCCTTTGTTCCTTTATTAACGGGATTGTGCCCTTTCTGAAAATGACCAGTCAGTCCGCTTTTCAATCCGTGATTTTTCTTGTAGGTGCTTAGTTGTCTTGCTGTCAGTGACAAACCGTATTTTTCATTCATCATCTGAGCTAGCTCAGCATTGTATCTTCCTTGTAAAATAGAAAGTAAATAATCATGCTGCTCCTTATTTAGCAATCTCATAATAATCACCCTTCAAGCATTTTGGGCTTTTCCGCCTTAACTGCAAGATGTTCGTCATAGGCAACTTTCGCTTTTAGTACGGTGTTTGCGTTATTGATAATTTGTGAAGCGACTTCTGATACAGCTTTTGCTCGACTTATTTCCTCGTTTAATTTTTCTCCTTTTAAATCCTCGTCATTGAGCCTTTCTAGTTGCTCGAAAAGATGGTTATTCAAATCTCCAAGTGTATTTCTCATACCAGATCACCCTTTCAATAGATTGTTCATTCAACGATTCCCCATTCTCCGTCTACTGTTCACGAACATAAGCCCTTTGCAGACCATATAATTTCCCAAATCGCAACTTACTACCATACGCAGTCCAGCCAGGCATACGACGTAAAATATCATTGATTTCACGGCTCATCATCGGCGTGAGCTGTTTGGGATCCGACTGGAACAGCTCCACCCAAACCTCAATAGCACACACCTTTTCTCGTGGCGATCCACCCTCTTCTTCCTCACCAAAGTCACTTCCGTGAAGGAAGAGCCGGCGTTCGGCTATATCTCGGCTCTCCCAATCATCGGGAAGAAGTCGATCCAAATACTCCTGCACAAGGCCGAATCTTTCAGATTCTTCGGTGTGGCTTTCTTGTATCTCCAATGCTTCCTGTTCGAGTTCTTTCCCTAAGGGCAGAGGCTCTTTTTCTTGATAGAAATAAACAGCCTCTGCCCAAATCTGGTCAATCTCGTGCTGATTCATGTCGTTCCAAATGCTTTTTTTCGGGGCATTTTTTCGAACAACGACTGGCCAAAAACGTCGATTACCTGTCCTATCCTTTAAAAACGTATTATCATTCGTCGTACCGAAAAACACGCATTGACGTGGAAAGACAGACACTTGACGGCCGTAAGCTACACGGTAACTATCTTCTTGTTTGGAGATAAAATGCTTAACCGCCTCAGCTTCTGCTTTACGTGTAGCTGATAATTCAGCCATCTCAATTAACCAGGCACCCTGCAGCTGTTCATAAGCTTCCTTGCCCATGACCGTATTTAAAGAATCAGAGTGCCAACGTTGGCCAAGCTTTTTAATGATGTAGCTTTTTCCTACGCCCTGTGGTCCAACCATGACCAAGATATTGTCAAACTTGCACCCAGGTTGATAGATTCGAGCAACAGCAGCAGTAAAGATCTTTCGTGTGACAGCTCGAATATATCTGCTATCATCTGCCCCTAGATAATCGATAAGAAGCGCATCCAGGCGTGGCAGCCCGTCCCACTCCAATCCATCCAAATACTCGCTAACAGGGTGAAATGCATTCTTGTTCTGCACCTCGACAAGAGCATCATTGATTTTTGAATTGCCCGTAATCGTGTAAACTGATTCCAGGTAGTTTCGTAGACTTGCATCGTCTCTATCCTGCCACTGCTCCCCCTCATCCTTCTTTCGCCAAGGCAAGTCACCACGGATGACAGGGCGATAAGAAAATTTATTGTAAGCAATTTTATTGGCAAGGCGTGGATCATTCTGAAGAATCAACATAATATTATGTGCGGTACTTAAGATGTCACCATTTTTCTTTACATCAAGCTTTTCCATCCATTCGTAATTTACGTCATCTGGCAGCTCTCCGAACTCTTCTTCGGCTTGAAGCAAACGCTCAGCCCCTAGTGTTCGGGCAACGGCTTTATCCTTTTGTGCGTATTCCAACATCGCTTGGTAAGAAGGAAGCTTCACAGTTGGTGTTCCCGGAGCTGCATCATCGTCTCTCATGCCAAACTTATGAATACGCAACAGGTCAAAGGCATTTACCAATAGCCCACTCACAGGGTCCGTTCCATGATGAGAGTATGCAAATTTATCGCCATCATATAAAACAAGACCGCCGGTTGTGCTTCCCTCTTTAAAGGTGTATCGCCCATCACCTGTCGTCTCATACACATCGGCCAACATGTTTTCTAAAACATCAACAACCGAATACGTTCGGCAAAACGCACCAACCATACCTGGCTTTTCGTGTGGGTCCCCTTGCTTGTCAGCTAGCTTTTTTCTTGCTTGTTGCATCCTAGACGATTCTGGCCAAAAAGAAGGGTCCCTCCAGTCTTCATAACGTGACAACACTTCGTCCGGATCTAGCCACTCATCATCCTGAAAGCGGAAGACAAACTCACCATCTTTTGATGTCGATGGCCAATACATCAAACGGTGTGGTTGATAGGTCGTATCGTCAAAGAAATCAATGCCGATATCCGCTGCAATTCGTCTGCTAACCGCTTGGTACTCATCAGGCGTAACTGGACGAGACAAAGGAATAACTAAACGTAAGCGTGGACTATCAGCGCTGTGTTTGTGGGTGGAATAAGCAAGGCAAGCAAACTCACAAAACATTTCAACTGATGCCCATAAGTCACCCTTGATATGGTCGGCATCAAGCGTTACCACTTGACGCCAACTAACAGCATCTGTCTTCCTCCGTCCACCTTTTAAGGTTCCACCTACAAAACCACCCACATCCTTGATCTGGTCTTGCTGGGCTTTGGTCAACTTCTTATACTCGTTATACGTTTCACCTGTTCGATTGGTGTGAGAGAGCCGCTCGACCAGCTCCGACCAAAGCATCTCTCTGTTCTTCCAGTTTGTCTCTTTACGACTCCGCCCTGTTGCAATCGTGAGCGATCCGTCATGTTGTATGCGAAGGTTAGGTGCTAATTCCATACGGCTCTACTCCTTTATACTTTCTTGCAAAACACCTTTTTTAATCGCCAAGATGTTTTGCATGTACAATTAAATTTAATGTGATCTTTAGCAGCTTTTTTACTGCTGTAAGTCTGAAATTTACACGTGGGACAAAATGACATATACAATATCAATTCACCTCCAACTTATCGATTTAACGTTTCCCCTCTCGAACCTGAGCCGCCCAACTCATAGCAACTGCAGCTACTTGGATGAGCTCAGCATACAGATCACCCTTATCCGTTTGCTTGCTCCAAGCCTTATCTTTTTGAAGAGCCTGGCACACTTCGCCAAACTCTTCCCCTAAAATAGGAAGCCACTCTTCGTTCATTTGGCGTTGAACACCGCGCTTCTCACGTTGCCGACCAAGCTCTTCCCACACATCATCATTTACAAAGCTTAGTAAATTCATGTCTTGATTAAGAGTTGTCATTACTTCACGACCTTCCACCCTTTTTTTAATCGACTTTTCAGCTCGTACCATCTCAAAGGTTCATAGCAATACACGTTATGATAGTTTTCCTTTCGATATAAGAGGTACCATTTCGGCTTTCGTTTTTTACGAGCCATAATCGATAACAGCCTTCGGCAGGGATTCAAAATGATCGAAGTAATAAGTTAGGTCGAACAGCTCCAGCTCTCCTTTATGATCTGATAAGGATTTTGAGTAATACAGCATAACACTTTGATTAGCAACAACGGTTTTCACGTCAAAACCTTTGAGCTTTTCCAAAAATTGTTGATAAATGGCATAATCGATAACGATGTCACCAACTCGGCACGGGATACGCTTTACCTTGTAGATCTTCTTTATAAATTCATTATTCTTTTTATTCTTTTTTCGCTTCTCCAATTCGAGAGAACGAGAAACACTTAATGTCTTCATTTTTCGATTTAGTAAAATTTCATCCTTAAGTGCTTGTTTATCAAAATCATCTATAATCAGCACATTCATCAGTCCTTCATATAGTATTTCGTTTCAAACCCATCGGCCGTGAGCGGTAACCCAGGCGCCCAATCAACAGGTTGCCCCATAACACGGTCCACTTCTTCGAGTGAGACACTCTCAGGTACATCAAGCACCGCTTCATCATGTACATGCATAACGATGGCATAATCTTTTAGCCTAATTAAAGCTTCAGCCAAACAATCCCTTGCAACAGCCTGGACAATGTTCTCCACCAGTTTCCCGCCATATGTTCTGAGACGCTGCCACTTACCATCTTGAATCCCTTCATAAGTCACACCAAGTTTGTTGAATTTCTCATCTTTTTCAAGCTTTGGTTTCACATACGCTAACTTTCGACCACTTGGAAGTTGGATAAAAAGAACACCGCTTTGATAGAAGAAAGATAACCCATGCTGCATCGTGACGGTTGTTTTCTCTTTCAAAGCCTTAACAGCTGCACGCTCTACGTCATACCAAAACTGTTTGATAGCTGGATTGGCTTCACGCCAGGCGTCTACTAATTCTGGTAACTCATCTTCTTCCAAGCCCATATCAAGGGCACCCATCTGAACAAGTGCCCCTTTACCACCTTGATAGCCCAACGCAAGCTCAGCAACTTTCCCTTTTTGTCTAAGTGGATCACCTTTGGTGATACGCTCAATAGGCACGTTAAACATCTGAGCAGCTGATGCCTCGTAAATTTTGCCGTGCGTATTAAACACATCTAGCCGCCACTTCTCACCAGCCAACCAAGCGATAACACGAGCTTCAATCGCTGAGAAATCAGACACTACTAAACGGTTACCAGGAGAAGGAATAAATGTTGTGCGAATAAGGGAGCTTAAAGCATCTGGTACGTTCCCATATAACATTTCAAAGCTCTCGAACATACCAGCTTTGACCAAGCTTCTTGCAGCATCCAAGTCTTTTAAACTCTTAATCGAACCACGAGGGAGATTTTGTACTTGAACGAAACGACCTGCCCACCGTCCTGTACGATTCGCTCCGTAAAATTGAAGCAATCCACGCAAGCGGCCATCTTCACATTGTCCTTTTTGCATAGCTGCATATTTCTTAACAGACGTTTTCGAAATCTCTTTACGAAGCTCAAGCACCCGTTTTACATCTTCATCCCCGGTTTGCTCCATGTAACCATCAATCAAGCCTTTAGCAAGAGACTTCACTTCTAGCCCTTGCCCTTTCAACCACTCAGTGAGTTGTGCAACACTGTTCGGATTATCAAGTCCTGTTAGCTCCTTCATTTCGGGTAAGATACTCTCTTTCTTATACCTGGCGTCAAATTCGATCGCATTGTTCATAATGTCCGAATCAATCATGATGCCTCTGTCATTAATCTGCTGATCCAACGCCCACAACTTGTGTTCGAAATCAGTTACGGGAAACTTTTCGAGTTTCTTACGGATGTCACGTTCTACAACAACGTCTTGTACGCAATAATCCTTAAACTGTTGCCACTTTTCAGGATCATGCTCAGGGAGGTTTCTCGTCCGCTTTCCGTTTGCATTTGTTGGTTTACAAGGAACAGAGAAGTATCGAATTAGATTTTTACCTGCTGTGTCCTTTTGAGCATCTAAGTTTAACGTTTTAGCAACACCTTCAAGGTGACGAGGTAAGCCTAATGTTAATGCGTGAACAGCGGTGCACCGCCATTCTTCAGGAGGCATGTGCAGACCGAAATGTTTGGCCAAACACGTCCTTTCGAAATTAGCATTGAAAGCTGTTTTAGTAACACCAGGTGATTGTAGTGCGATCATCATTTCATAGGGTAAGTCTTCACCACTTGCAATATCCACAATATCCACAGGGTTATCATCAAAGGCCCATGCAATCATCAAAATCCCAAAGTCTGGTGCTTCCACGTAACGATAAACGCCCGATTTCTTTAAATCGACACTGCTATACGTCTCAATATCGATGGAAAGAGTTTTCACTGCAAATCACTCAACCTAACTGCTATCCCCATAGGTTTATTTTCAATAACCTTAATTGGTCCTATAGCTGCCATTGTTAGATTAAAAATTGATTTCTGCTCTTCCGTTAATGCGACTGGATAAGACACCCCATCTTTCACATAAAATAAACCTAATTGGTCTTTCATGCTCTCACCCTCTTTTCTTTACGATATCGAGCCTCTAGAATTCGAATTATTTTTCTACATTGGTTTTCATCAAAAAGGCCGATATGCGCTTCTTCACTTGATAGGTTCATCACTTTTTGCAACCATCTATAAGCTTTACTACGTGACATTTTTCGGCTCTTCCAAAGAGGATCAAAAAGAGAATGCGCTCTTTTTCTTAACTCCCTTAATTGATACTTAGCCATTGTTCCAAGTGGTTTATCGCTATTTTTATGAGTACCTATATACGCGTTACAAGGATCGCATACATATAAGTTAGAGCCATAATCTTTACCGTAAAACTCTTTGCTGGAGACAAACTTTGACTCCTTCATACAATATGGACATTTCACTTAATCTCACCCTTTCTATAGCAAAGGGGACTCTCTCGAATCCCCTCATAATCTCTTAGCCTAAGAAATCGTCGTCTTCCCCGTCATCATCTAGCGCATCAAAATCGTCTTCTGCACGTGAGCGCCCACCCAAGTAATCGCCATCACGAAGCTTTTGCACGTTATTTAAACCGCAGGCAATACCTTTGTTTCCAGCTGTGTTAAAAGCATAGAAGTTAATAGAGACACGAGCGTAGCAACCACTGTATAATTCTTCACTATCCATAATCGGATTAAGCTGCTTATCAACGACACCAGGCTTTGTCTTAGAAGAAGCATTTAAGAAGTAGTGACCTGCATATTCTTCTTGGTCAGGACGCTCCTCATCCCCGTCACGTAAAGGCGTCTTCAAATTAGCAGGAATCTTTCCACCGAATTTAGCCTTTCCTGCTTCTTTTGCTGCTTCAACAGCTGCTTTGATTTTCTTTAATGTAGTCTTATCCGATTTAGGGATAAGGATTGCCGTACTATATTTCTCATCTTGTCCAGCTTCATGTGCATAAGGTGCGAAAATGTGTGCATAGCTTAAACGAATTTCACCAGTTACCACTTTTGTATCTTTATTAGTTGTTGTCATAATGTCATCAATCTCCTTTTTGTTTAGATAAAAACCTTTTACATATTCTTCCGCGTCATAATAGCCATCTCGCCCATTAAGAGAAATCCTCCACAGCCGATTCAACGCTATTTAGTTCCGGGCGCTTGTCTGATTCAGGCACAAGCGTCGGTTTCCCACTCGGCTTGATGACAAGCTCTGAAAGTAATTCCTTGAACCGCTTTTTACCAATCGCTTTTTCCATAGCAGAAATGCCTAGAATTTCACGAGGTTTATAGATTTCCTCTTCTGCATACCCTTCTGCAAGCAGCGTTTTAGGTACAGCCTCTTCATCGGTATACTTGCGATTACTTCGACCTTCAACAAGCTTCCAACCTGGGAACTTCTCACCATGACTCTCTGCTTGAATCAGAGCGTAGTTTTGCACATCTTGTGCCCACCGTTTCAATTCCTCAGCTTCATGAAGAATTTGGCCAATTTCTTCATGCGTTAACAGGTTAGGATTACGAAAATCATACTTGGCCATTTCTAAATTCGCATCGGCTCTTGCTTTACATACATGTTTTGCGCGACAGAAGCGGCAATGATCGCCTGCACAAAATTCTCCATCACCGTTAGCTGCCATTTCAGCTTTAGGCTTAACTATCTCATCTGCCCAGGTTAATAATTCATCCACATCGATTTCATCCGTCGAAATGCTATCCAAGCGAGGTTGTACAATGGTCATTCGAACGGTTTCAATGTCGTAGAGAATGCCGTACTGATTGAGAGCGCCAAGTGCGTATAGTCGCATTTGAGTATTTCCTTCTGCAGAGACAGGCACACCTTTCCCATATTTAAGGTCAATGACTTCCAATGTTCCGTCCCCTACGATCACAACGTCACCAGTACCAAAGCCATCTGGAACCCATTGACTAAAATCAAGTCTCTGTTCTAGCAACACCTGGGCATCACTAGCAACGGAAAACGACTCATTCGCCCGTTCAATCACTACATCTACATAGGTCTTGACATATTCCTCCATGCCCTCACTGTAATGCTCGTTTTCCTTCTTGAATTTGTTCAACCTTCGGGTGAAGGTCCGTTTGTTAATCTGTTCAAAATGCAGCTGTAGGAAAAGCTCAGACAGCTCATGAGCCGCTGTTCCTTCCTCTGCAAACTCACTTGTTGTTTCTTCAAACTCTTGCTCTAACTGAACACTAGGTGTGCATTTTAACCATCTGCTGGAACCTGAAGCACTTAGCAGCGCATGCGCTCGTTCTGCATGAGCTCCACTCATAGTTCTTCCGCCTTTTTAAGTAGTGCTGCATAATCAGATGAAGAGACATCACCAAGCTTCTTCGCACCAAACGATTGGATGAGTTCTTTAACCTCTTTTTGCTTTCCAGCCACTGACAGCTGGGCAAGCTTCTCGCGGACCTCTTCAAGCGAAATAGTTTTGTCTTTTTCTGCAGGTGCTTCTTTAAGCGGTTCTTCAGCAGGAGGCGTTTCAGCCTTTTCAGGCTCTTCTTTTATTTTTTCAACTTTCTTAGGCTTTTCCTCAACCGCAACGGCAGGAGCAAGGTTGCTAGATTGTAAGGCTGAAGCAAGATTATTAATGGCACTAGCTAATTCAGGTGCATCAATTTTTATTGTTACATTCACAGGTATCTACCTCCTATTTTTGATTGCGAAATTGTTCCACTTCACGCTTTCTCGCCTTGCGTTGTGCTAGACGATCCGTCACTTCCACTTTTTCAAATTCAGCAATGCGTCCACTTGTAAGTTGACCTTTTTCAACAAGCTTGGCCATTGTGGCAGCAGACAGCTGTTTTACACTTAACCCAAGCGATTCAGCAAGAGCAGCCTTGTCCAACTTTTTAACGGTCTTGGGCTTCACTTCTAATATCACAGCCTGGTCACCCTTATAAACCATAACTGGGCCAGTCTTTTTGACATACGACATTAACAACTCATTGCGCTGATCTTCCTGGACTTTTATGTTGGAACGCTGTACTTTCAACTCTTGAACCTCTCGGAACCTACCATTTGCCTCGGCTGGATTTTTTATCATCTATTTACGACCTCCTAATTTGTGGTATACTAACACCGAATACGTATTGCTATGAGTCGCCTCTGCCAAGGCGGCTTTTCTAATCCCAATAGACTCGAATGACCTTTTCTGTGGCTCCCCAGTTTGCTGTTTCCACTCCGAAACCTAGGTTTTTGAAATGCCCAACCACTTGTTTGTCGTATCCCAACTTTCGAAGAGCTGAAAATTGGTCCACATAAATCCTTACATTAGAATGACCTTTTTCTGCCGCATCTTTTATCAATCGACTCAATTCAGCGATCGCATCGTTCAATTGTGTCTCTGCTAACTTTTCTAAGTTTTGCTCAGTTACCTTTCTCGCTTGCGCTGCGTTCATTGCTTTACTCCTTTCTATAAATGATCATGACCATCTCTGCATCTTCTGTGGATGAAAACTTAATATCGACCACTTCGACATCTGGATTGTTTTGCAACCAAGTATTGGTCTGATTTTCTCCATCACATATCGCAATTTTCAAACAACCAGAAACTCCTAAATCTCCCAATTTACTCACCCCCTTTCAAACGCTTAGATGTGCATATAAAGAGTCAACTATGAAACTTTAAGCTGTGCTTCCTTCAACCTCAACGCACCCTTCATGCATACTCGACGGATCCGAATAGCTTTCTTCGCTTGCAGGATTTCACGTTTTTCAACGTGGTGACCTTTCTTTTCAAGCAACTCTGCTGTTTGAACCAACATTGCTTCTAATCTTAAAAGAGTTAAATAACTTCTAAGAGTTGGATTGTCATAGATTCTGATCATGAGCTTATTCCTCCTTTTATAATTTTTACAGGAATCCCCACAAACTATGTCGAATAATGGAAATAGGAAGGGGGGTGTCTTTATGCAATTTGATGGTGCCGTAGTTCGTGAGCAAGGCGTTACATTTGCAATCGTTGTTGTAAAAAGTCATGTTCTAAACTCATCTCACTCTATCGATGAAGCTAGAACTGGTTTCTCAAGGCATTTTCCAGGAATGCCGTTAATTCTAATGGCCCAAAATTCACGTGGTAGACCTACTTATCAGGGCAGAAAAGATATTGTGAATTTCTTATCTAAAATTGATCCTAGTCGTATTCCTTGGAAACGGTATACGGTTTAAGTGGCAACGGTTCATCTGTAACTAAACCTTTAGGAGCCTTATCTAGCATTTGCTTAAACTCGCTTGGTTCTAACTTATAATTTGATGCCAAAGTGATATTTTCAGCCTCTGTTCCAGCAGAGGTTTCTTTTTTGAATTCTTTCAACTGACTGGCATCTTCACTTAGGGTTTTTTTGGCAGTTTCGTTATCAACAATTCCAATTTTAGAAATGTGAAGTTCTAAACCTTCAACGGTGTCTCGTAACCGAATGTTATTTTTTGACTCACTCATTTGTTCTTAACCCCTCTCAATACCAAGTGCCATTCGGCAGATATTTAAACAAGTCACCATTTAAAAACCGGACCTCGATGCAACTTTCCACATTGTTTGCTTTAACTGACTTAACCTGGTCACGTTCATATTGCTTTTTCATCTCAGCACCCATTGATGCCAGGTGTTGCTTGTGGACCTTATCAAAAACAATCTGACCGAAATTTCCGATTTTATCGTAACCTTTCAAAGTAACACCCCTTTTTTTTTTTTTATAAACTTCTCGCTGCTGACACGGTGCCATACAACTGGATGACGAAAGGATTCTTCTTTTGAAAATCTTGAATTCTCTCATGACCAAACAGCGGTATTTGATAAAGGCGTTCCAAATCAGACATAAGATTTGCCAAACGCTTTTGCTTTAGTTGATAAGATTTACAAGTCATAATCTCCTTAAACCGGTTCGTGAAGCCGAGCATTTCGCCTGTTGTCATTTTGTACCTCCTTCTTTTGTTTCTCCTCCTCAATTTCTTTAAGAATTCTTGGAACAGAAGTCCTCATGAAAAACTCAAGCATTTTAAGTTTGGTAGCTTCGCTTGGTTGATTCATCACCACACACCTTCCCTTGGTGAATTTTGCTAACCTCTAAGTAGATCTCTTGCAATAATTGCTTCTTTAAAACCTGCTTACTTACCTTAGTTACTGATTCCATTAGGCCTCACCTCCAAAAGTCGCCTATATGTTGACTAACTAAGTAAAAAAAATAGTCCATTCAATGCCCACAATAGCTCCCAATTGTTTTGCAAGATCAACAGAAGGCTGTTTTTTATTATTTTCAATCGCATTATAATATTGTCTAGTTACTCCAAGCTGTTTTGCCATTTCTTCTTGCGTTAAGTTTAATTCTTTTCTTTTTTCCTCTAAAATACTCCCCAAATCTACACCCCCCTTCATTGTAGAATGTTGTCGCCTATCTGTTGACTTTATAATAAATCAACAGATAGGCGTTGTCAACTTGCAAATTACATTATTTTTTTATAAATTGTCAACGTATTGTTGACATCCACTAATAATTTCCTTATTATTAGTTTTGAAAGGGGCGAATAAAAAATGTATGGAGAAAAATTAAAACAATTACGAAAAATTGAAGGTTGGACCCAAGAAGAGGTAGCAAAAAGAATTGGGGTGTCTAAACAAACATACAACCATTATGAGAACGAAAAGCGTACTCCAAGTTTAAATACGATCAGAAAATTAGCTAAAGTTTACAATGTCGAATTAGATGATATTTTTTCTGATAAGAACTATGACAGTGATGCACACGGCAAGTCGCGAAACTTTGTGAGAGAAGAACCGTCACTGTATGAAGTTATAAACAATGACCATTCAAACATCACTCAAGTTCCAATCCTTGGCACAATACCTGCAGGAGAGCCTATCTTCGCAGATGAGAATATTGAGGGATACCTACCGGTACTTAATACGTTTTTATCTCATGGTAAAGAGTATTTTTATCTTAAAGTAAGCGGCAATTCCATGAATTTAGAATTTCAGGAAGGTTCTTATGTTCTTTGTGAATGCACACCCTCAGTAGAAAATGGGCAGATAGCGGCAATCCGCATCAATTCTTCGGAAGTAACTCTAAAAAAAGTTATTATGAATAAAAATTATATTACTTTAATTCCAATGAGTAACAATCCTTCTTATCAACCTACAACTTATGATTTGAAGGAAGATCACATAGAAATATTAGGCCGTGTAATACAAGCAACTAAATTATATTAAGGAGGTGAAATCAACTATGACTGTCGCTATTTATATACGAGTCAGCACAGAAGAACAAGTTCGTGAGGGATTCTCAATATCAGCACAGAGGGAAAAACTTAAAGCATTCTGCCGGGTTCACGACTGGGATGATTTTAAATTTTACGTAGATGAAGGATTATCAGCTAAAGACACCAACCGTCCACAACTTGAGCTTATGCTTTCTCACATTGAACAAGGCTTGATTAATACAGTCTTAGTCTATCGATTAGATCGACTCACTCGTTCTGTCGTAGATTTGTACAAACTTTTAGATGTATTTGAAAAGAGTAATTGCACGTTTAAGTCTGCTACAGAAGTTTATGATACTGGTTCAGCGATTGGTCGTTTATTTATCACTCTCGTTGCAGCAATGGCTCAGTGGGAAAGAGAAAATCTAGGTGAGCGTGTTAGGATGGGGCAAATAGAAAAAGCTAGGCAAGGGCAATGGAGCGCTCCTGCTCCGTTTGGTTATAAGAAAGAAAATAACCGTTTAGTGAAGGATGAAGATCAAGGTAACTGGTATTTAAAGATGGTAGAAAAAATCAAAGAGGGTTATTCGATTCGAGGACTGTCTGATTACATGGATAACAGTCCTATGCCGCCAAAACGCGGGTATAAGTGGCACATAAGAACTCTATTAGACATCTTACAAAACCCCGTCTATTACGGAGCTACAAAGTGGCTTGATGAGATTGTGGAAGATACACACGAACCCTATCTAAGTAAAGAGGAATGGGCTCACCTGCAAAAGCTTTTATATAACCGACAAAATTTCAAGAAGAGAGATACAAGCTCCATTTTTATCTTTCAGATGAAATTAATTTGTCCTAATTGTGGAAATCGATTAACAAGTGAACGTTCAATGTGGAAAAGAAAAAATGAAGAGCAAATTCAGGTTTCGAATCGTTACCGCTGTCAAGCCTGCGCTTTGAATAAACGTAAACCTTTTGGCGTGAATGAAAAAAAGATAGAAAAAATTCTTGTTGATTACATGAACGCTTTTACATTTGAACAGCTACCAAAAGTTACAGATGAAAACAAGGATGAACATGAAAAACTATACAAAGAATTAAAGCAGATTGAAAAGCAACGTGAAAAATACCAAAAAGCATGGTCTGCTGATTGGATTACTGATGAAGAGTTTACTTCTAGGATGAATGAAACAAAAACCTTATTAGCTGACACAAAAAAGAAACTGGAAAGAATTAAACCTTCCAGCAATGATGATGATGATTATGATGCAGAAACGATTAAAAAGATTGTTACTAACATGAAGCGAAACTGGTCTAAATTAACTTCAGAAGAAAAAAAACAATTTTTAAACATGTTTATAGAAAGAATCGAATTAGACAAAAACGGTATCGGAATAATAATTTCACACGTTCAATTTCATTAG